ACATAAGCACCATAACAAAGTGCTCCACTAATCAGAAGACTTGTCGTGGATAGAATGAGTGCTAGATGTTTCATCTTTCATTTCCTCAGATGCTAACTTTAATATGTAGTAGATAATATATGCAGTAAAAATAAGACCACAAGATAGAAGTATTACAACCCCCCAAGGAAAAACATCCATCAGTATTTACCCTCTACACAATACTGTGATTTTTTATTTGGTGTATATTCCTTATACCCTTCTTGTGGTTTCATCCACTCACAACCAACTAACCATTCCATTGTCATAGGAGTGGGTCTTAACTGTTCCCACAATGGACCTTTGGCACACATTTCTAATTTTTGTGCAGTTACATTTGACTGCTCTTCTGCCCAGTTTGCATCTGCCTCCCAAGGAACAGCACGACTTTGACCCATTGATTCATAGGCAAGTCTTGTGGTCTTCATTACCCAAGAGGGAATCTCAGAGTCCTGATGAACTTGTGCCATAAAAGAGGTTTTTAAACCTCCACCCATACAGTCCTGAACAGTATGCCATCCTTCGTGTCTTAAAGTTCCTAAAAACTCTCTAGGATCTTTTAGAAGTTCTTCATTAATAAAGAAACGATTATATTCTGGTTTGTATAAACCAATCGTTCTTGGTGTGAAGTATCTACTCGGACCAATATAAACTGGAACGTTCAACTTATTGAGTGCTACCAAAATAGATTTAATTTCATCTCTAAAAGTATCAAACTCCTTACCAGATAAAAATGCAGAATCTGGTGTAAGTTGTTCGACTCCCTCTGTACATTCTCTGAGTATCATACAACCCATCGCAGCAAGACTGTATGCTGGAACTGTTGGTTGTTTCTTTTCTAATGAATTAGCACTTACTGGAAATGCTAAGGTTAATGATAAACCAAATGCAGTAAGGATTTTTTTCATTCATCCCACCATCCTTCTTGTTTATGAATCCAGACTTTCAAATCTTTTACATACTTTCTCAAGATCTGGGCCTGTTCTTCATGCCAAATGTCACCTGTCTCCATATAAAGACGAGTGTGATTGTCTATTGCTTGGAGTATTTTATGTATTGGAGCATTCCAAGGTGCTCTTTCTTCGGTATTAAACTCACGAGGCATAATACCTCACTTTTTCTTACCACCGTTTTTTGCCTTTTTAGCAGTAGCATTTCCGCTATTTTGTTTTGCGTTTGCTGACTTACCTTTTTTGTTCTTTGGTTTGCCCATTTGAGGACTCCGATGGTATGGTATTATTTATTTTAGAAACTATTTTTCCGTTACCTGTCATTAAGTATCCATTAGGTGATGGTCCGACTATATCGGCACATATTTTTCCATAGGGACTATCTGGATGAAAGAAACCTCCTGCTTTGATTACATCCAAACATTTGAGACTACGAACAAGTTCAAAATCTAATTTTGCCTTATCTGCTTCTGCTTTTTGTCTTTCTATCTCTACACGAACTCTTTCTTTGCAAAGTTCTTGTAAAGATCCATCAAGAGGTATTGAAAATCCGGCAGACAGACCAGCATTAATTGAGTTTTGTTGATAAGATGTTGGATCTGTGCTGTTTGATAAACTGTTATAACCAAAGGTGGATAGATTGAGTGATGGTCCCTGGCAACTAGTTCCATTACCATAAGTATTGACGGCAAAGGGTCCTTGTAATACTTGAACTGCCTGATTTGTTACATTACCAGTTGCCGAAGCACTTGGACCTGCTATGTTAGTATTTGATGGTGCTTGTTGAGCATATGCCGAAGCACCAAAAAATAAGACTACTGTGTGAATACAGAGATTGTATTTGTAACCGAGTCTTCTATGGTTTTTCTTTCTATCCACGTTTCCTTACTCACTCCTGGAACTAAATAAGTTTCCGAAAATTGAAACGGAGCACCCTGATTCATAATTGTATAATTTGCACCTGGTACTGGATTGGATGGTATATTGATATTTGTTCCCGTAACCGTATATGATGTTCCTGTGCTATATTCAATTTGTTTGATACTTTCTACAACTTCTGTTCTTGTTGTGGTTTGTGATGTGACTGTACCGCTTGTAAAGTTGGGTACAACTGGAATTGCTTGGCAAGGAGTAAAAACTCCCGCTGCCAGAAGCAAAACGGGAGTAATGTGTTTCATTTGAATACACTCAGTTCAATTGATCTTTGACCTGTGGCAGTTGTACCAGGACCACCAGCAGTAACGGTAGGAACACCAGTAGAAGATAAAGTACCTGCAAGAGATCCTTTGTCTCCACCTAATTGTGTTGTTGCATTACCGTAAAGATTTGGTGAGGCAATGGTTCCAGATGCTACTGCCTGGGTGGTGGCAACAGTATCGGCAGTCACGGCAGTTTCTGTAAAACTAAATGCTTGACCGTTATTATTGATGGCATATGTTCCAGCACCACCAATTCCACCTAAAGATGTGACATTGATATTTGAACCAGATGCGGAGTAGGATGCACCTACTCTTTGAGATTGAACCGCAGCACCCTGAACATTTAATTGGACGGAATCAACAATTTTTGATGTAATTTCAGCAGCACTTACAGGAGTGATAAAGAATAACGAAAAGGCTAAGAGAAGTCTTTTCATTTCTTCTTGGGTAGTTAACGCTACCATTATTTAGAATAATATTTTGTAATATTATGTTTTCTTGCGTTTTTGGGATTATCACATTCTTTTTTGCATAATAAAAATATTTTTTATTTACAAGTATATGATTTTCTTGTAGAATAAATATTCATAGAGCAAACTTTGCTTGGTTTTGTGTTTGATGAATAGAAAAATAAAATCACCTACAGAATTATTTGAGGAGAGGAGACTGTCTGCATTGAAGTCTCTTGAAGATCTTAAGCGTCAAAAAATATTAGAGGAGCAATCTAGGTTATTTAATAAAAAAATAAAATCTCCAAAAGAAATATTCAATGAGGTAGTAGCAGAAGAAAATATAATACAAGATGTTAGCGAACAAAAAGTAACTCAAGAAATTCAGGAAAGTGAGATCTTAATAGAATCTCCTTTGAGATTTTTATCGAAATATTATGATAATGAAATTGATATTTTAAAAACAAATCTAACACAAGTAAAAAATAATATTCCAGTTGCAGAAAAATTTGATCCTACGGATCTTTATGAAAAAATAGATTATTTAAAAAATTCTATCAATAGAGTTAGGGAAGAAATCCCTGAGCAGATTTTTTATGATGATCAACTAAAAAAACTTTCTGATACTATTGATTTTGTAAGGGAGTCAATACCAGAAGTTCCCGAAATAAAATATTATGATGAAGAACTTAAAAGTATAGTCAATACTATAGATGAGGTAAGGAACGAAATACCGATAGTTCCTGAAGTTAGATATTATGATGATCAGATTTTCAAGTTAGAAAATGCTCTGAAATCTTTACCTGATGTAAAATATTATGATGAAGATATAATCTCACTTTGGGAAAACTTAGAAAAAATAAGATTTGAAATCTCCACATTGCCTGAGGTAAAATATTATGATGAGATCATTCAAGAAATTGAAAGTAAAATATCTCAAGTCAAAAGTGAAATCCCCGAAGTTCCGGAGGTAAAGTATTATGATGATCAGATAAATGAGATTCAAAATAGAATTTCTGAGATTAAAATCCCAGAGGTAAAGTATTATGATGATCAGATAAATGAGATTCAAAATAGAATTTCTGAGATTAAAATCCCAGAGGTAAAGTATTATGATGATCAAATAAAAGAACTTGAAACAAATATTGAATCTGTTAAATCAGAAATTCCAGAGGTAAAGTATTATGATGATCAGATAAAAGAACTTGAAAATAAAATTTTTAATATTAAAATCCCAGAAGTAAAATACTATGATTGTGAAATAGAAAACATAGTTAATGAAATTGCGTCTATTAAAGATACTCTACTTTCATTTAAACTTAAGGAAACTGAAAAAATACGAGACTTGTATAAATCTTTTGAAAGTGAGTCCGAAAATATTTCAAAGAAGATTTCTTATATTGAAGATGTACTTGAGAAATTCAATGAGAAAACTATCATTGATGAGGGTTTATTAAATGATTTAACCAAGACAAAAAATGAAGATCCACTTACTCCTCTTGATAAAAACTTTGTAACATTAGAACAACTTCAAGAACATTATCGTTTATTCATTAATCGTATTCAACAACAACTTGCTACGATTGGTGGAGGTGGTGAAACTCGTCTTGAGTTTCTTGATGATATTGTTGGTATTGCAACAAATGCAAGTGCTTACGATGGTAAGTTCTTAAAGTATGATCATGGTATTAAAAAGTTTGAGTTTGTTACTGTATCTGGTGGATCATCTAATTTACAAAGTCTTACTGATGTTGATGATTCAAATCTAAATGATGGATATTTAATGATATGGAATGCTGCAACTTCAAACTTTATTTTTGTAAGTCCACAAACATTGGGAATCAATAATGATGCTAATATTGATACAGAAATAACTGATTATGGAACTTATTAACCCTAAATAACTCACAGATATATTTGTTAAAAATATGGCGAATAGATTACAACTTAAAAGGGGTTCAGGAGCACCAGGAAGTATTTTCTATGCTGGAGAACCAATTTATGATCAATCAGGAAAAATTCTTTATGTAGGTGATACTGGAGGAACTGGTACTGGTGCTGGTAGTTCTATTGCCAGTGAGACTGCATATAAGACAGTTTTGGAGATGCTTTACAGAGCATCTTCTGCAGATTCTGGTTCTATCAGATTTTATGAAGATACTGATAATGGAACTAACTATGTTGCTATTGCTGCATCTACAACACTTGCTTCTGATTATACATTAAGACTTCCTAACAGTGCTGGATCTGACGGACAAGTTCTTAAAACTGATGGTTCTGGAAACCTTTCTTGGGTAAATCAAACTTCGGGATATAGTAGTTGGAATATTTCCGATGGAACAACTAGTCAACCAATAACAGACGGAAACACTGTAACCGTTGTTTCTGGTGAGGGAATTGATGCTGTTGTTTCCGCAACAGATACTCTTACGATTTCTGGAGAAGCAGCATCTGCGACTAATGCTGGTATTGCATCATTTAAATCTACTGATTTTTATTTTATTGACACTTATCAGGTTGGTGTTGTAACAGCAACTTCATCCGTAAAGGGTATTGCATCTTTTGATACTGGAGATTTTGTAGTTACATCAGGTGCAGTTGCTCTTGGATCAACCTTTGTTAATACCATAACAACTGACTCTGGTGTATTGACTCCTTCTAATCACAGTTTCTCCATTCTTGGTGGAACTGGAATGGATGTAACTCACGCCAGTTCTACTATTACTGTTGCTGGTTCTGATGCTGCCGCAGATGGAACTACTAAAGGTATCGCAGCATTTGATACTGATGATTTTGATTCTGCTTCTGGTGTGATTACACTAGGAAACAGTGTTAATGGTGCAGTTCTCGCTATCAACGGAACAACTAATGAGGTAGAAGTTTCAAGAACAAACGGAACAGTTACTATTGGACTTCCAAATGATGTTACGATTGGTGGGCAACTTACAGTTACTGGTGATTTAAGAGTTGTTGGAACTGCTGTTACTTTTGAAACTGAGGTTGTAAAAGTAGAAGATAGATTGATTGAACTTGGACTAGTTGCTGGCGCTACTGATGCATCAACAACTTGGGATCTTGGTGTTGTATTTAATTATGGTGATGGAACTGCTAAGAAGTCTGGTGTCTTCTGGATGGACAACCAGTTTGTTGGTATTGCTTCTGCTATTACTATTACCGATGATACTGGAACCACCGATTCAACTCCTCAAGTTACAATCAGCACCTATGCTCCAATTGTAGCAAGTGATCTTTATCTTGGTGGATTTACCTCTGGAGATCTAGTCATAAATAGTGCAAATGAAGCAGTGAATCTTATTTTTGATGGAGGATCTTATCCCTGATGTCTAGTGAAATTAATCTTGATTATACTGATGTCTTAAAAGCATATCAATCCAAATCTGGAGAACTTTTAACTCAATTAATTACAGCAGAAGCAAAACTTAATGCTTCTACCTCTCTGATTCTAACTTTGAAAAATAAAATTTCTGAGTTAGAATCAGAGAATCAAAAACTTCAAAAAACTTCTAACAGAAATAAAAAATCTGCAACTGATAATGTTGTTGATTACAATTAATAGTATTTTGACTTTTAATCATGGCGAATATATTCAAACCAAAGCGATCTAATACGGCTGCATCTGTACCAACTACAACAGATTTAGTAGATGGTGAAATGGCTGTTAATACTGCCGATAAAATCATATATGTCCGTCAAGGTACGAATATAGTTGGCGTTGCAAATTTTTCTAGTGGCGGTGTAACTGATGGTGATAAGGGAGATATTACTGTAAGTGCAAGTGGTGCTACTTGGACGATTGATAATGATGCAGTTACTTATGCCAAGATACAAAACGTAACTACTAATACAGTTTTGGGTAGATCAACTGCTGGATCTGGAGATGTTGAAGAAATTAGTATTGGATCTGGACTATCTTTGTCTGGTGGCACTCTAAGTGCTACTGGCGGCGGCGGTAGTTCTGGTATTGTAATAAGCGATGATGGTAATCAAGTTGGAACAGGTATTACTATAATTAATTTTACTGGGTCTGGTATTTCTACCGTTACCGCATCTGTATCTGGTATTGCAACTGTTACAATACCATCACCACTATCAGTTACACTTTATGGTGGTAATGCTGTTGCCTGGACGAACATGCCCGCAGCAATTACTTTTTTCCTAACAGCAACTGGAAACCCAATTGTAAAACTTGATTTATCTCAATACACTCAAGGAAGATTGCTTGTAAATAAAACAACAATTGCGGGAGCTGCTGCAAACACTGCACTTCTGATACGTTATTCTACAACATTTACTCAGACTGCTGGTTCTTACTTGACGATGGGAACCAGTGAGATACAGACTGTTGTTGGAACTACAGCATCTGGATATTTTGATAGTGGTTGGATTAATCTTGTTGCAGGAGCAAAGGCAAATGGTATATTTGTTGGGTTGCTTGGTATAAATGGTAATAACGCTGCTGACCCACAGTTTGGTACTATAATAGCACAATTTAGGTAATCTTTATGTCTTATTCTCAAGCAGAAATAGAAGAAAAATGGCTTTATGTGAGAGAGCAAAGAAGATATTTTCTTTCTCAGTGTGATTGGACACAGATTAATAATGTCCCACTAACAGAACAAGAAAAGGATGCTTGGATAACTTATCGCCAGGCACTCAGAGATATTACATTACAACCAGATCCTTTTAATATAGTATGGCCTACTTCCCCTGAACTATAAATATTCAAAAAGATATACTGATGAATAAGTATTCAAAAATTTTACATCATACAAGTCCATCTAAAAAGAAACCATCTCCTAAAAGTTCTTTGGAAAAGAAAAGAACTTATGAGGAGTACGAGGCAGAGCAGAAAAAAACAGAAGTAGATAGATTAAAAGAACAAACTCAACAACTTACAGACAATATTGAGTTTCTGCAGAACTTACTTGTCAATCAGCACGACGAAGTTTACAATCTAAAGGAACAAATTAGAAATCAAAAAATACCTCAACCAAAACAACAACTGAATGAGGGTCTTTTAAATGAACCTCCAAATATAAAAAATAGCGATCCTCTTACACCACTAGATCAAAAATTTGTAACCTTTGATCAACTTAATGATCATTACCAACTCTTCATCAATCGCATTCAGCATCAATTATCAACGATTGGTGGTGGTGGAGAAACTCAATTCAAGTTTCTGGATGATGTCGTGAACTTTATTTTTGTTGGAAGTCTGAATGATCTTCCAGCACCTGTAAGTGGTGTTATTAATCTCAAGGACAATTACACTTACTTCTTTACAACAACGGTAGACCTACAAGGAAATCGTTTAATTGCTGGAGATAATACTACAATTCTTGGCGGTTCTTCCGAGAACTGTAGAATCAAATCCACAGGTATTAGCACAACAGTTCCTTTGTTGAGTAGTGCTTATTCTCTTCCAATGAGAAACATTACTCTTGAAGCACCTTATGCGATTTATTTGCAAGCATCAATTCCATCAGTACACGCACTTGATTGGTTTGGAGTAAACTTTACTAACTGTGCGAAGGTAGGAATTATTTCTTCCTATAATAACTTCATTATGCTTGATGGAGCATTTTTAAGTTCTCAAGATTTAACTTTTAGTGGAACAACAGGAACCATTGGATTTAACCAATGTCTTTTTACTGGAAACTTCGGATTAGGTGGAAATAAATCCATTATTGCTTTAGGAGATAATCTCACTCTTACTCGTCGTTTTCGTGTAAATGTTTGTTCTTTTGTAGTTCCTTCTGGTTACACTGGTATTTCTGCAAGTTCATCAGTTACTATTCCAGATGAAAGTTTTATTTTAGATACTTGTAACTTCTCTGGACCAGGAACATTCACAAGTGGAGCAATAACAGATCACAATTCAAATAAATCTCTTCTTACGAGAAATAAAGGAACATCTACAAATAAGTTCTTCAATTCCTTCGCAACAGGTCAGATTTATATGAAGGATAATATCACTCCTACTGGTATTACGACTGCTGGAGAATGGTATAAGGTTGTTGGGGTTACAACAATTGCTGGAGTGGAAGAAGGAAACTCCAAGTTTATTGCTTCTGATAATCGTTTAACTTGTGATGCTTCTATTGAAAGAAAATACTCTGTTACTTCTACAGTATCCTTTGCTTCAACTGAAGGTTTATTCGTTGGTAAATTTGCTCTGTATGATAGTGCCGTTGGTATCAGTACATTTACAGTTCTTACTCATCCAGTTACAGGAGATGCTGCTCATATCACTTTAAATCATATTGTAGAAATGACGCAGGGAGATTATATTGAAGTCTACTGTCAAAATACAGAAGACACGAGTAGTATTACTGTTTCTGATTTAACTATGACAGTTGTTCAATTGGGATGACCCCCCCTTGACAAACCCGTGAAGAACTGTTAAGATAAATACATCAACAAGTTAAGAAATGTAAAGTTTCTTAAAGATTGTGCTCCCGAGAACCGAGACCTATGGGAGGGTAAATACGTCTCTCATCCTACCTTCACTTGAGGGTGGTGAAGGAAATCAGTAAATTGGCAATCCCTATGCCTCTACTTATTTCACTTTAACGTACAAATGACTGCTACAATTGCTTCACGCCGTTCTGGCGCAAATACCTGGGAACAGTTTTGTAACTGGGTTACTTCAACGAACAACC